AGTTTAATATATCTCTGGCATCTGGATCTTTTGCGACTACCGGCCAGAATATTACTGAGGATATATCTGAGGCTATAGAGGCTGGCAGCTTCGCTGTAACAGGCCATGCAGCGCCTATGTCGTTCAATCTTAGCGTGGACGTATTGTCTGGATCTTTCGCGTCCACAGGGCAAGCTGTGACGCTGCAAAAGGCGCTTAGGTTTGACGCTTCTCACGCACTATTCTTTGTCACCGGCCAACCTATAACTGAAGATATAACAGAATTTACACCGGCTGGCGTGTTTGCATATTCTGGGCAAGATGCGTCATTTAGCATTGCAATGAATACCCAGCTTGATGCTGGCGTTTTTGTAACAACTGGTAATGTCATCCCGTTCAAGAAGGCGATGAATGTTGATCTTGCGGGTGGGTCGTTTGCTTATAGTGGCAATACTGCTCTGTTTAGGGTTGGCAACAGAATGCCAGCCGATAGCGGCGCGTTTTCGCTGTCTTTACTTGATGTCACGATAACCAAAGTGATGACTGTTGATTTTGCAAGCGGATCTTTCTTATATTCTGGTTTTGATGTTAAAATAAGGGGTTGGCTAGAGCCTTTCCAAAGCGTGGAAGTTTATACGGTGCAACAAATTTCCGATGGAACGTGGACTGAACAAGCAGTTAGTAGTGAAACATGGACTGAGGCCGCATAGCGTGGTACATTGCGCACAACAAAGGATGTAAAATATGGCTGTAAATACCACAAATTATAAATTTAATAAGCCAGTAGTGGGCGCAGATAGCGATAGCTGGGGCGGTGAGTTAAATGAAAATTGGGATAAAGTAGACAGCCTTTTATATGGGGCGTCTTATACTGATACAGACAGCCAAACCGTGGAGCGCATACAGCCTGATCTATCGCAGGGAAATTGGGCTGTAAACGGCACAGCAATTACAGCTACAGCTACGCAATTAAATAATATTCCTTCTGCAATTACTGGTGGGGCAACGACTATTGCGAGCAGCAACTTAACGGCTGGACGAACGCTTATTTCAGATAGCAATGGTAAGGTGGCGGCATCTTCAACGATCACTACTACAGAGTTAGGCTATTTAAATAATGTAAGCAGTAATATTCAAACGCAATTAAATGGGAAACAACCTACTATAACTGGGGCAGCTACAACAATTGATGGGTCTAATTTAACAGCCAATCGTGCAGTTATATCAAATGCAAGCGGTAAGGTCGCAGTTTCAGCCGTAACATCTACGGAGCTTGGGCGTTTATCTGGCGTTTCGTCTGCTGTACAAACACAGATTAATGGAAAGCTATCTACTGGTGGCGGCACATTAACAGGAAGCTTAAACGTAGGTTCTGGCAACCACCTTTACACAAATACAATTACAGAAGTTTCATCTAATACAGGCGTAACTATTGATAGCGTTCTTTTAAAGGATGACACCGTTACCGCAGATAGCCATTTTATTTCTGGTGGTACTGGCGGGCATTGGGAAATTGTAAAGTCTGGAACAACCTTGCAGTTCAAGAACGGCACAACAGTTTTAATGACTTTAGACGATAGTGGTAATTTGAGCGTGGCTGGATGTGTAAACTCTAACGCAACCCTGTAATCAGGATCGGTAAATGACTTTAGTACCCTTAGATATACCCGCAGGATTTTACCGAAATGGCACTGATTTAGAGCAAACTGGTAGATGGCGTGATGGCAGTTTAGTTCGTTGGCGTGATAATAGTTTGCGGCCTGTAAAGGGGTGGCAAACAAGAAAAGCTAGTTTTGCATCAAATACATTGCGCGGTATGCATTCGTGGGAAGCAAATGATGGCACTGCTTATATAGCTGGCGGTTCATATAATGAGTTAAAGTTAATGAATGGCGGTGGTACATTAACGGCCATTACTCCAAGCTCATTGAATAATGTTTCGGCACGGCGGGTTCCTGAGTTAGAGCGTGGCAGTGTAATTACTGGATATGGTTATGGTGATTATGGTGAAACTGAATATGGAACAGCGCGGCCCAATGATGGTAATTTTGATGAAGCTACAACTTGGTCAATAGATAATTGGGGTGAGGATTTAATAGCATGTTCTTCATCAGATGGCAGAATTTGGTATTGGGATAAATCAGCAAATCCTTCTACGGCGTCTGCTTTGACAAACGCTCCTACTAAAAATTTAGGTTTAGTCGTTACAGAGGAACGGTTTATTTTTGCGCTAGGAGCAGGTGATGATCCTAGAAAGGTGCAGTGGTGTGATCGTGAGGCAAACACTGTATGGACACCCGCTACAACAAATGAAGCCGGTGATATTTTGCTGCAAACATCTGGGCAAATTATGCAAGGGATTAGAACACGCGGGCAAACTTTGATTATTACTGATGTAGACGCTCATGCCATGAGATATTTGGGGCCACCGTATGTTTACTCAAACCAAAGAGTAGGAACCGCGTGTGGTGCAATTTCACGAAAAGCGGCTGCTGATGTTGATGCCGGTGTTTTTTGGATGGGTCAGCGGGGCTTTCATCATTTTGATGGCAATGGTGTTAGAGAATTGCCGTGCGATGTTCACGATCATGTTTTTAACAACTTTAATAGGTCGCAGCAAAGTCAAGTTTGGGCGTGGGCTAATACAGAATATAATGAAATCTGGTGGTTTTATTGTTCTTCTGGCAGCGCAGATATAGATAAATATGTTGCTTATGATTTTCAAGAAAACCATTGGGTTATTGGTGATCTTGGCCGATCCTCTGGTGTTGCGAGGGGCGTATTTAGGTTTGCTTTTCTTGCTGGAAATAATAAAACATTATATGAGCATGAGGTTGGACACGCATACGACAGCCAATCAGTTTTTGCTGAAACCGGCCCTATTTCATTAGGTAATGGCGATAACATTATGAATGTGATGCAGCTTATTCCTGATGAGGCTACGCAGGGCCAAGTGCAAGTAAAATTTAAAACAAGGTTTTATCCAAATGGGTCTGAGCAAGAGCATGGGCCATATGCACCAGCCAATCCTACAGGTGTAAGGTTTTCTGGGCGTCAAATGAGAATGAGGATTGAGGGAGTAACAAACGCTGATTGGCGTGTTGGAAACATGAGGGTTGATACTTTGCCAGCGGGTAAAAGATAATGCCTAGTCCATTGCCCCCGCCGATAGGTGTAGATTTGGCTGAATGGGGGAGACAGTTATCGCAATATCTTCAAAGAAACTTATCTAAGATTTCATTTAAAGGATCTTCTGACAATCCATCAGAGGATGGTGTTTTTCTTTGGGATGAAGGCAAGAAATATGCTGTTGTTTCTTTGGATGGATCATTTCGGCAATTAGCAACGCAGCAATCTGTACCGGCTTCAAATGTTGGGTCTGCCGGTGATGTCTCTGGAATGATTAGCTGGGATACGAATTATATTTACGTCTGCACGGCATCATATAATGGCAGTACGGCAATATGGAAGCGCGTTGCGCTTTCGGCGTGGTGATAACATGAATGATCTCACTCCAATAAGTCAGCTACAGCGTTGTAGGCAATGGATAGAAGATGCTCTTTCCTATTGTGGCGGTACTCACGAATGGGAAGATATTGAGAAAGGCATCATGGAAGGGCGTATGCAGCTATGGCCCGCGCCCAAGGGGTGTATTGTTACTGAAATTGTGGTATATCCTAGAAAGAGAGTTTTAAACATCTTTTTGGCTGGTGGCGAATTGGATCAAATACTAGACATGGACACTGACGTTAAGGCTTGGGCCAAAGAACAAAATTGCACGGCAGCAATTATGGCGGGGCGCATTGGGTGGAAAAAGCCTTTAGCACCGTTAAATTGGAAAATGCTTCATGCAAACTTTATTAAGGAGATATAAAAATGTCTGGTGGTGGTGGAACATCTAATACTAAGGCAACCGTTCCAGCCTTTTTAGAAACGGCCTATCAGCAAGGTATAGGCATGGGAAGCGATGTGGCGTCAACAGGATATGTGCCTTATTATGGGCCAGACGTTGCTTCCTTTAGTCCGATGCAGCAAGCCTCTTTTCAAGGTACTAATCAAATGGCAAGCGCTTTTGGGATGCCTACTGGTGCAGGGCCAGATGGGCAGCAGCAATCATATCTTCCAGAGCCAACGCAATATGATGGCGGGGTTTCTGGATATTCTTCAGCGCCAATTTTTGAACAAGCTCAACAGCAATTGCAGGAAAATAGGCCAGCGCAATATGATTATTTAAACAGCTTTTCAATAGATCCCGTTACGGGTGATATGGGAAGTCGCGCACCATCAAATCAGCCTGTTGCATTAGAGATGCAGGGCGGCGGCAGGAGAGGTAAATAATATGGGCGGTTCAGCAAACCCAGCAATGTCACAGATGCCATCCAGCAGAACAGGCCCAAATATGTATAGCGTTGGAAGGCCCATGCCGCCAGCAATTGCGCAAGATCCTTATACGCAAGCGGCTAACGCACAGCAAACGGCATTAGCTGGAACACAGGCCCAAATGGGATATAGCCCGCAACAGGTGCGCCCAACTGGTTACGGCGCAACTGGTTATCAGTCTACGGGGTATAATGCAGCTATGCAGGGCGGCCCACAAACGGCTGCTGCTGGGATGGCTAATTACCAAAATCCATATGAAAATCAAGTTGTGCAAGCCTCTTTGCGAGATGTAGAGGGAGCGCGTCAGCAAGCCATGAATACAGCAGGGGCGCAAGCTACATCAGCTAACGCTTTTGGCGGCTCACGGCACGGTTTGGTAGAGGCAGAGACTAATAAAAACTTTGCTCAACAAGCAATGGATCAATCTGCAAGGTTGCGTTCTCAAGGTTTCAACACTGCTCTTGGGGCTTCACAATTTGATGTAGGGCAGCAGCAATCAGTAAACGCAGCTAATCAAATGGCGGCTAATCAGGCTGCACAATTTGGTGCGGGGGCTGCTAATGCCGCAAATCAATTTGGCGCTAGTGCATCAAATGTAGCCAACCAATTTGGCGCACAGCAAGGCATGACTTCTCAGCAGCTAAATCAGCAAGCCGGTTTGCAAGCTAATCAACAAAATTTAGGCGCTGCGCAGCAAATGGCTAATTTAGGCCAGCAGTCATTTGGGTACGGTCAAAGCGTACAGAACCAGCAAATGATGCAAGGAGCTATGCAGCAACAGATGATGCAGCAACTTATTAACGCTGGGAAGCAGCAATATGCGGGATATACTGGCGCTCCACAGCAGGGTTTAGCTACTTTCTTGGGCGCTATGTCTGGTGTGCCTAACTTGCAGGGTCAGCAGCAGGGTTACAACCCCGGATTTTTTGATTATTTTCAAGCTGCTGGGGCTTTCGGGTAGGAGATTATTAGATGACGATGGATCCAAACCAAGGCGGGCTTTTAGGGTTATTTAGCCGTATGAGAAAGCCAGATGAGGAAACCGGCTTAAACTTTATGAATAAGCTTGGAATGGCTGCATCTGTTCTTAATCCGATGAACCCGCAATCTGGTAATTATCGCGCAGAGATGATGGCGAGAGGCCAGCAGCGAATGCAGGGTCAGGCTCGCAATCGCACCATAGCAGAGCTACAGAAACGCGCAGAGGCGGGTGATAAGGTGGCTCAACGGTATTTAGAGGCAGTTCAGTCACGCGCTCTGGACGCTTCTCAAGGCTTCTCAGGGTATCTTACTGAAATGCAAGCTAACGAAAGATTGCGCCAGACTGAAGCTGCTGCAAATGCTAGGGCAATGTTGGCGGCTGGTAAGGTTAAGAAGCCAAGCAAAGTGCAAGCTTATGAATATGCGGTCAATCAGTTAGGGATGACGCAGGAAGAAGCTGTTAAATTTGCTGATAGTGGCGGGATTACGATTGGCGCTCAAGAAAATGCTTGGGCTAAGGGAATGGGAGAATTTGGGGTAAAACAATACACAAAAATTACTGAAGATGCCTCTGCGGCTGTTGATATGTTGCAGCAAACGCAAATGTTAAATTCATTAATGGCAGACCCCGATTTTAGATCAGGTGCATTAGCAGAGCCACAGGTGGCTTATAGAAAGATTGTTGAAGCTCTTGGTGGCGATCCCTCAAATGTTGGAAGCCAAGAGGCGTTTCAAGCAGTTACTTCTAGTTTAATTTTGGCTAAAATGGGCGGTTCATTGGGCGCTGGATTTTCTGATGCTGACAGAAGTTTTGTTGAGAGAATGGCCCCGCAGTTATCAACTACCGAAGCTGGTAATAGGCTTATCATTCAAATGCAAAATTCAATAGCGAATAGAAAAATTGAAATTGCTGATTTTGCTAATCAGTATATTAAAGAAAAAGGTTCAATTGACCAAAACTTTATGTCTGCGTTGAGCGAATGGTCGGATGAAAATCCTATGTTTGTGCAAATTAATCCTAGCGCATACTTAGAGTAACGAAAGGCACGATAATAATGGATCTTTCTCAGTTCTCAGATGACCAGATAGAAACTGCGCGTGATAGGGCGCAAGCGGCAGAAGATATGCCTAATGCTTTGATGTTTGAAAACGAACTAATGAAACGTCAAAAAAAATCACTTGGTGAAACCAATATTATAGAGCAGGGCATGACAGGTATTAATGAAGCTCTTGCAAAGGGTTTTGGTACGCCGGTTGATATAGCTAGTTCTGGGTTGCGAAGTCTTGGGCTTGATGTTCCGCAAAATGCGTTTGGCGGGTCTGAGAGCATAAAGCAAGGTTTTAATGTTTTAAGTGGTGGACAAGCATTTTCAAACGTAGCTCCGCAAACATCTGGTCAGAGAGTTGTTAAGAAAACGGGAGAAGTTTTAGGAGAAACTTTACCGGCTACTCTTGGCTTGATTGGCGCAGCGCCTAAAGCCATGAGTGCGGGAAAAAGTGCATATGATGCTTTTAAAAATGTATTAGCTAACGTTCGTAAGGAAGCAGGAGAAGCTCCTGCCAAATTTGCAGCAACGGAGGCGGCAATCGCAACAGGCGCTGGGGTTGCGGCTGGTAGTATTGAGGATATGTTTCCAAACAATCCAACCGCTGAAACTATTGCTGAAATGCTTGGTGCGGCGGGTGGGGCAGTAGGAGTTAAATCTGCTGAACGTCTGTTAGCGAAAAAAATTCAAGGGCCGCTGACGCCAGAGGATTTAAAAAGAGAAGCTGGAAAGCTTTACGATGAGCAGCGAGACACTGGACTTTCTGCGCAACCAGAAGTCACCGAAAAAATACTTAGTGATACATTTTCAATGCTGGATCGGTCTGGATATTTACAGCCAGTAAAAGGCTCAAACAGAGTAGTTGTTGCAACAGATTACAGCAAGCTTCGCCCAATTGTTTCCATGTTAGAAGCTTATGCTGACAAAGGCATGACTGCGGCTAACATACAAACCATGAGAAGGGCAATTGCTGGTCGTATGCGTGACGCAAAAGGCGAAGAACGAAATGCATTACGAAATGTTCTCAGAACTTTTGATGCAAATACATCTGAATTAGCTCCACAAATAAAAGTTGCTAACGCAATGTATTCAAGAGCGATGAAGGCAGATCAGGTGGAAGAATTAGTTGAATTAGCAAAAGCAAGTGCTTTAAGCGCAAATAATGATTTTGAAAATGCGTTGAGAACTCAGTTCAGAAGTTTGTTAAGAAAAATAATTAAGGGTCAAGAGCAAGGATGGAGCGCTGACGAAAAGTCGCAAATTACGCAGATCGTTGAAGGTGGAACCTTAGAGAATATGATGCGTTGGGTTGGAAAATTTGCGCCAACTGGTGCAGTTTCAGTTGGAATGGGTGGAGGGCTGCCTTTTGCTGGCGCAATGCAAGTAACAGGAGATCCTTATGTTTCGGCAACGGTTGCTGGGGGCGTTATGGGAACTGGCATGGCAGGAAAGAAAACGGCTGGAATGCTTCAGCAGCAAAACATAAATCAGTTAATGCAAAGCATGGTGCAGGGCAGAAACATGACGCCAGCCTCTACTGCTAGATTGCGGGCAGCATTGACCGCTTATCTATCTGGGCAAGCTGCGACACAATAAAGGAAACAACATGCGCTTAGAACCATTAGACGAAGTACAGATTGAAAGCATTGTTTCCAAAGCAATTCAAGATGCGGTGGATTTCATAGACGGTGAAATAGCGCCTCAAAGAATTAAAGCTCAACGGTACTTTGATGGGGAAGTTGACATTGGCTTTGAGGAAGGCCGGTCAAGAGTTGTAGCAACTAAGTGCCGTGAAGTCGTGCGTGGCATGAAGCCATCTATTCAACGCATTTTTTTGACAAGCGAAAAACCTGTTGAGTTTGTGCCGCGTGGGCCAGAAGATGTCCAATCAGCAGAACAGGCTACGCAATATATAGGCTACAAGTTTCAGCAGCATGATGGGTATCGTGTGCTAAACGATGTTTTCCAAGATGCTATGGTAAAGAAGGCGGGGATTGCTTACGTTTACCACAAAGAAAACATGGAAACAGAGATCCACACGTTCACTAATCTGACTGATGAGGCGTTTACCGTTATTGTAAAAGAGGATGACGTAGAGGTTTTAGAGCATGAAGCCCGCATGACCATCACTGTAGATGAAATGGGAATGGAAATAGAAACCCCAGAGCATGATGTCAAAATTGCGCGGTCAATGCCTCATGGCGATCTATGCATAGAAAGTGTGCCGCCAGAAGATTTCTTTGTAGATAGAAATGCACGTTCTATAGATGATTGCTATTGCGTTGGTCATAGCACAGAAATGCGTGTTTCTGACCTTTTGGCTATGGGTTTTAGCTTAGATAATTTAGCTGACCTTGATGGATCTCAGTATAGCACAATGGACGATGAGGCAGAATTTGAGCGCCGTGGGTATGCTACAGATGACGATGATGAGAACACCTCTACGGCATCAAAGAAAATCACTGTAACAACGGCATATATGGAACTTGATATAGAGGGATCGGGTGTGCCGGTTTTGTATCAATTCCTTTGCGCTGGATCTTCCTACAAGCTGCTTAATTTTTACGAAGCAGATCACATTCCATACGCTATCTTTGAGTGCGATCCAGAGCCACACGCTTTTTTTGGCACATCTCTTGTTGACTTGGTTATGGACGATCAGGACGCTGCTACAGCAATGTTGCGGGGTGTTTTGGACAACGTGGCGTTGACGAATAATCCAGCACTACAAATTGTAGATGGTCAGGTCGCGGTGGACGATCTTTTAAATAATGAAATCGGACGAATAATCAGGGTTAAATCACCGGCTGCGGTTTCTGAAATGACAGTGCCTTTCACGGCTGGTCAGACTTTACCGGCTATGCAGTATTTTGACCAATTGGTAGATAACAAAACCGGCGTTAGCAAAATGGCGCAGGGTCTTGATCCAGACGTTTTGAAATCTTCTACAGCAACGGCAATTGCTGCATCTCAAGAGGGTCAAACGGGTCAAGCTGAAGTTATAGCTCGCAATTTTGCTGAAGGCGGTATGCGTCAATTGTTTCAACGCATGTTGGAGTTAATGGTCAAGCACACTGATGATGAACAGCTTATGCGTTTAAATGGTGGTTTTGTTCCTGTAGATCCTAGAGCGTGGGATGCAGAAATGGATCTCATTGTTAATGTCGGGATCGGCACAGGGCGCGAAAATGAACGCGCTGTAGCGCTGCAACAGGCATTTGCTATACAGCAGCAGCTATATCAGACATACGGGCCTCAGAACGGCGTTGTAACGCTCACACAGCTACGCAATACTATGGCAGATATGCTGGCTTTGGGTGGAATTAGAAACGCAGACAGGTATTTTATGCCAATGACGCCAGAAATTGAGCAGCAAATGATGCAGCAGCAACAGCAGCAAGCACAAATGGCAGCGCAACAACCCCAACCAGATCCGAATGCGGCCTTCCTGCAAACAGAGCAAATGAAGGCACAGACAAGAGCGCAAGTTGACATGGCAAAAGCGCAGATGGATCAGCAGTATAAAATGCATAAGCTTGGCATGGATGATGATTTGCAGCGTGATGAGATGGTGCAGGATCTTGCCGTTAAGGTTGCTGAGATACTAGGTAAATACGGCGCTGCTGTTGACGTTGAGGGCGTAAAGCAGGAGCAAAACGCTATTCGTGAGCATAACGCTCAAATGATGGGAATGTCTGGTGGATATTGAAACAAGAGCCAAGCGCTCACAATCTCTGCTGCAAAATGATTGGTTTAGAGAAACCATAGAAGATTTGCGAGAACATCAAAAAAGTGTTTTCGCAAGTAGCGGTAAGGATGACGTATCCAACCGCGAGGAGGCACACGCAATTCTGCGGGCCTTAAATGCAATTGAGCATTTGCTGCAAGCCGATGTGGATGCAGTGAAGCTCCTTCAGAAGAAGGGAAAGCACCGTGGACACGACTAACCCAATCAACGGTAATGACTTAGGGGCTGTTGCCGAAAATTTGATTATGGAAGCCCCAAATCCGCAAGAAGCTATAGAAGATGCTGTAGAGGTAACTGATGACGGTCAGCCCGAAACGGTAGAAGCTGAAGCTGAATTTGTGGATGACACTGAGATCAATGCCAGTGAAGAAAGTGTTGATGAGGAATACGAAGAAGCTGAAGAAAGCGAAGTTCAAGAGGAACCTATTTATCGCGTCAGAGTAGATGGCGAAGAAAAAGAGGTAAGCCTAGATGAACTCAAACGCGGGTACTCAGGGCAAAAGTATATCCAAAAGGGCATGGCTGAAGCGGCGCAAGCCAAAAAGCAAGTTGAGGAAGTAACTCAAAAAGTGACCCAAGAGCGTCAAATGCTTGCACAGATGATGCAGCAAATCCAAAGCGGTGAAATACCGCCTATGCCACAATATCCATCAGAGGAACTACGCGCTAGTGACCCTCTAGGCTATTTAGAAGCAGAGGCAGAATATCGCCGTGCCGTTGATAAGCGTAATGATTTTGACCGTAAGGCTCAATATGTTGCGCAACAGCAGCGCGCCCAAGAAGAACAGCAACACAATCAGTTTCTTGAACAGCAAGCTATGCGTTTGCAGGAATGGATGCCTGATTTTGCTGATCCAGAAAAGCGTACTGTATTTATCAAGGAAATGACTACTAAAGCAAAGAAGCACTATGATCTGACAAATGAGCAGATTTCTACTGTGAAAACCGCTGAAGAAGTTATGATCTTGAACGATGCTTTGAAATGGCGTGAGCTACAGCAAACCAAAACCGCTGCTACTAAAAAAGCAGAAGGTGCGCGGCCTGTAGTGAAACCGGCAGCAAAGCGGGCAGCAACGGCAGGAAAAGCTACAAAATCTAAACAAGCTAGAGCGCAGATGCAGAAAAGAGGCGGCATTGATGATGTTGCTAATTTTCTTCTCTCTTAACTTTTGCAATGAAAGGATACGGCAATGGCTGTTACTGCAAATACAAATGAAACATATGATGTTTCAACAATCCGCGAGGATTTAAGCGAGGCGTTAGCCTCAGTATCGCCTACTGAAACCGTTTTTATGAGTGCTATTGGAACGCGCAGCGTTGATAATACTTACTTTGAATGGTCTGAAGTAGATTTGGCCGCAGCAGCGTCAAACACCCAAATAGAGGGTGATGTTGGGCTGTCTAACTCTGCACCAACAAACGCAGTGCGAAAAGGCAACTATACAAATATTAGCGCTAAGGTTGTAGAGGTTTCTGATACAAACCAAGCGGTTAATGGTGTTGCTAATGCTCAGACAGTAGCCAAGCAAGTCGCCTATAAGTTGTCTGAAATGAAGCGAGACATGGAAAAGATGTGTCTGTCAAATGTAGCTGGCAATGCAGGGGCGTCTGGTACGGCTCGCGTCACTGCTGGTTTGCCAGCATTCTTGACCACTAATGCTTCACGCGGCACTGGCGGTGCAGACGGTACTACATCAGGATCAGGAACATCTGGTTATCCAAATGCTGCTGCAACTGATGGTACTCAAAGAGCCGTTACAGAAGCGCTCTTGAAAGGGGTTATCGCTGATTGTTGGGATGAGGGTGCAACGCCTTCAATTGTGCTTTGCGGATCTGCTCAGAAGCAAACTATCTCTGCCTTCACAGGTAACGCTACGCGCTTCAAAGAAGCAGAAGATAGCAAGCTGAACGCTGCAATTGATGTTTACATCTCAGACTTTGGTGAGTTGCAAATCGTTCCAGCCCGTCACATTCGCTCGCGTGATGTGTTCGTGCTTGACCCAAGCTACGCTGAGATTGCGTACTTGCAAACTGCTAATCAGAAGCCATTGGCTCGCACTGGCCTGTCAGAGCGCCGCTTGATTTCTGCTGAGTGGGGTTTACAGGTTACTTCAGAGAAAGCGCACGGCGTTATTGCTGATGTAAGCTAAATAAGGCATAGTAGGGGGGCAGAGATGCCCCTCTATTCTTATGGAAGGTTGATATGAAAATTAAAAT